GCATCCAACGGCATCAACATACAGAATCAGGCGGAGCTGATAAAGTTGGCCGGTGAGCGGGCAGACATCGAAGAAAAATACACGGCCTTTGCATCGGAGCAGCTGGTGAACCGCACAGCACTACTGAACGAAGAGAGGGAAAATGTCCGCAAGGTGGCGGAGGCTGAAAATAAGCGGCTACTGGACCAGCAGAAAGCAGCAGCCGACACGATAAAGGATGAGGTGGCGAAGCTTGAAGCAAAGCGCACAATTTTAGAGCAGGAGAATGAGCTGGAACTGCAACGGCTTCAGAATGTAATCGACAACACCACCGCCGGCACAACTGCCCGGATCGATGCGGAAATTGAATACCAGAACAAAAAGAATGAGATTGCCATCCAGCTTGCACAGACAGACGATCAGCTGGCGGTGGCACGTTTTACAAAGGAACTAGAGGGATTGCAACGACTCCGCACAGCGGAAGGGGTGGCGTACGAGGAGCGGCTGGCATCACTGGACGCAGAGCAGGTGGCACTGGATGAAGCATTTGAAAATAGGCTGATAAGCGAAAAAGACTACAACGACAAAGTAAAGGCACTGACCGACCAGCGAATTGCCTATCAAGATGCGGAATTACAGGCTAAACTTGAATTTGCAGCGGCGGTAGGTTCTATTTTCGGCCAACTTGCGGGACTGTTTGAGCAGGGAACGGCAGCGGCAAAGGTGGCAGCACTGGCAGAGATTGCCATCGGTACGGGCGTTGGTTTCATTAACGGTCTGGACATTGCACAGAAATCAGCAAAGGCCACCGGGCCGGGTGCTGCATTTGCTTTCCCAATTTTCTACGCTACACAAATAGCGGCTGTATTGGGTGCGGCATCGCGGGCAAAATCTATCATCGCCACGACAAGGGGCGGAGGTGGAGCGGCAGGTGGCAACCCATCGGCACCGGTCAACCCATCGGCACCTATCGCACCGACTGCGCCATCACCTATACAGACTACGCTCGATACGGCGGCATTCAGCACCATAACCAACCAACCCGCCCGCGCTTATGTAGTGGAGTCTGATGTCAGCAATTCACAGGAGCGCATCCGCAGGATAAACAGGGCGGCAACTTTCGGCTAAAAAACTATTTAAGATTATGACCATAGACAATCTGCCGGTGTACCGGCTCGACATTATAGAGGACGAGGACAGCGACAAAGAAGTGAATTTTGTGGCATTGGTGGACAGGCCAGCCATCGAAAAGCAGTTTCTGGCGTTCAGCGCAGACGACTTCCTTGCTCCGGGTGAATCGGAGAGCAAAGACGAATGGCTGGAGCGGTGCATGGGCGTGATGGTGGGCGATGAGGGGAAGGAGCAGGATCAGGCATATGCCATCTGCCAAAGCAAGTGGGAGCAGAAATTTGCTGAATCCTACAGCGACTATCCGGATGCGGTGAAAAATAACGCCAAGGCCGCGCTGAAATGGGCGGATGAAAACGGCTGGGGATCGTGCGGTACACCAGTAGGGAAGCAACGCGCTAACCAACTGGCGAAAGGTGAACCGATTTCGCTGGACACCGTAAAGCGGATGTATAGTTTCCTATCTAGGCACAAACCAGCAGCGGAAACATCGAAGGGGTACGGAGACGGATGTGGGCAGCTGATGTACGACGCATGGGGCGGAGCTTCGGCTTTGTCATGGGCGGAAAGCAAAATACGGGCAGCAGAACGGAAAAACTTTGCTATTCAGGACGAGGAGGAGCGCATCATCTCCGGTCCGCTGATGCTGGCCAATAAGCCTATTTTCCGCATGGACAGTTTCGGGGAGTATTATGTGTATTTTTCCGCTGACACCATCAAAAAGATAGCGCAGAAGTTCTTCCGGAAAGCCTACCAGAATAACGTGAACCTCATGCATGATGATGGCCAGCAACTTAGCGGACTGACCATGTTTGAATCATTCATAACGGACGAAAAGCGGGGCATCCTACCCATGAAAGGGTTTGAGGATGTGCCGGATGGCTCCTGGTTCGGTTCGTTCAAAGTTGAGAATGACGAGGTATGGCAGATGGTCAAAGATGGCAAGGTTAAGGGGTTCAGCGTGGAGGGGGTGTTTAATTACATCCGGGAGAACGATGAGGAGGATGCGATCGAGAAAATGCGGGAGATCATCGACATTCTGAACGCTGTGAGAGCGCAATAGAAGCTCACCACGGGCATCAAATGGTCAACTATGTAATATGCCTCTAATTAGGGGCATATTCATTTTTATGACACCACAGGAAGCATTATCAAAAATCAAGGCACTATTCGCCGATCAGAACGCACCAGAGGTGCCTTCCGTTCCGCCAGTAGAGCAATTTAAAGAGTACCAACTGGCCGATGGCAATAAGGTTATGATTGATAACCTCGCACCCGGAGGCAAGGTTACCATCGAAGGACCAGAGGGCCCGGTAGCACCTCCCGCAGGTGATCACATCCTAGCAGATGGTATTGTTATCACTACCGACGAGGCTGGCATCATTACCGAGCTGGAAACTCCCGAAATCGAGACAGAGGTGGAAACCGCTGCTATGAAGAAAAAGATGGAGGACATGGCCGCACAAATCGAGCAGATGAAAGCGGACTACGAAGCACGTTTCAATATGCAAAAAGAGGAGTTCGCCATTGCCATCAAAGCCAGCGAGGACAAAATGACCTCACTACGCGATGTGCTGGTAGAGTTCTTCGCCGCACCTTCTGCCGATCCCATCAAACCCGAACCGCGCCACGTATCGAAGGATGACAAGGTTAGTCGCTTCCTTCAGCGGATCGGACAATAAACCCCGTTTTTCAAAATCCAATTACTAAAAATCAAAATTTCAAACAATGGCATTTAATGTAGACGCACTGGCCAACTATACGAAGCAGAACGCGCAAAACCTCGTTACTTCTTCTGTACTTGGTGCTAAGACCATCGACCTGATTAAGCAGGCGAGCAACGTGATGGTAGGGGTGAAATCCTCCGAAACCATCAACATCATGGACACGGACACGCTGTTTCAGTCTGGTAGCAACTGCGGATTCACCGCATCCGGCACCACAACTTTCACTCAGCGTACCGTGACCGTGGGAAAAATTAAGGTGAACGAAAGCCTTTGCCCTAAAGACCTCGAAGCGAAGTACCTTCAGGAAGCACTGCCACGCGGTTCCCGTTACGACAGCATCATATTTGCAGAGCAGTACAGCCAGCGCAAAGCTCAGAAGATTGCTGATGCTCTGGAGAAAGCAGTATGGCAGGGTGACACCACAAGTGTAGACACTCAGCTCCTTCATTTCGATGGACTGATCAAGCAGGTGAACGCCGGAGCAGTACAGGCCAACGCATCCCCATTCATCGGTACCGTTGCCACCTCTATCACTGCCTCAAACGTGATCGCGGTTATGGATGCGGTTTACGCTGCCATTCCTGCTGCGGTTGTTGACAAGGATGATGTGGTTATCATGTGTGGCATGGATGTGTTCCGCACATACACCATCGCGCTGAAGAACGCGAATCTGTTCCACTACAACTACGATGGCAAGGCAAACGGTGAGTTCACACTCCCCGGGACTACCATCCGCGTAATCGCTACACCGGGACTGAACGGCACCAGCAAGGTGTACGCCATGAGGTTGTCTAACATCTTCTTCGGCACCGACCTGCTGGACGAGCAGGAGCGCTTTGACATCTTCTACGCTCGCGAAGCCGATCAGGTACGGTTCATCGCCGAGTTCAAAGCAGGTGTGAACGTAGCGTTCCCCGGCGAAGTTGTGAAGTTCACTGTCTAACAATTTTTAACTGCCGGAGGGGTACTAACCTCTCCGGCTTAATCTAATCACGCATATGAGTTGCGCACTAACACAAGGTTATTCATTTGATTGCAAAGACAATCAGGGCGGCTTAGAAGCGGTGTGGTTCATCGGCTATAATGATGTAACGGCTGTGACCGAGGCGAGCGGGGTGGTAACTGCCATCACGAAGGCGAGCGGTAAGGTGTTTTACAAGTATCAGCTGGTAAAGAATACCGCATCTTTTACCGAAAACATTCAGGGTAACATCGAGAACGGCACCATCAACTATGACCAGCAGCTGGTTGTAATCATCAATAAGTTACAGGTCAATATGCGGAATGAAATTCTGCTGCTGGCACGCAACAACATGATGGCGGTGGTGAAGGACAAAAACGGTCGCTACTGGTTAGCCGGTCGTTACTCCGGACTTGATTTGCTTAGTGGATCAGCAGGTACCGGAACGGCATCAACCGACCGGAATGGTTACAGCCTTACCTTCAGCGGAGCAGAGCGCGAGCTGGCACCAGAAGTACAGGCATCTGTAATCGCCACACTGACCGCATAACATTTAGAAGCCGGCACGCATCCCGCGATCTGCGCACCCGGCCGGCTCATTTTATTACTTTCTCATTTTCGTTGTATATCGGTTAACACCTCGTTTCTACGGGGTGTTTTTATTTTCGGTAACTTTACCAATATGCGCTATTTACTTTTATGCTGAACATCTATTCAGGCAATAATACGCTGTTAATGACCTTGACCGAGAAGCAATTGCTCCCGGCTCCTAACTATATTTTCCGGTTTATTCATCGAACCACAAACGTAGAAACAAAGTTTCTGAAACTTTTTGCAGACGATACCAGCCAGTACAAACAGCGGTATAACCTTTTTACCGTTCAATCATCGCTACTACCGAAAACAGGGCAGTATCAATATGAGATTTACGAAACGACCGGAACAAGCACAGACATCGCAAACAAGAACCTCCTGGAGAGCGGTATCGCTATCTTCCACGAGGCAGGCATAACATACACCACAAGAAACAAGAACAATGAGTTCATCTATCAGTGAAAATTTTTTCATTCTTCAGTTCGCGGAAGCCCGCCAACCGAAGTATACAGAACGCAAGGGCAGAGGTTACATAGAATTTGGGGAGCGCAACGACTATCCGGATTACCTGCTGGAGTTGTTCAACAAGTCCTCTAAGCACGGAGCCATCGTTTCCGGGAAGGCGGGGTATGTGAGCGGTAACGGATTCACGGGCGGAAACGAGCGGATGTTGAACAAGCCGAACCCATCCGAGAAACTGAATGACATCCTGCGGAAGATTACGCTGGATATTGAAATTTTTGGAGGTTACTACCTTGAAATCATCTGGTCCATAAACGGGAAGGGCATCGCAGAGATGCGCCACATAGACTACATGAAACTGCGGGCATCGAAAGATTGCACCGAATTTTATTATAAGAAGGACTGGCGCAACCATCGCGATGAACCAACCATTCTTCCTGCGTTCAATCCGAACCATCCGGCAGGTCGGCAGATACTTTTTGTGAAAGACTACCGGCCCGGACAGGAGACCTATCCACTGCCGAAATATTTCCCCAGCCTTAACTACATCGAGGCCGATATTGAGGTAAGCCAACACACTTTGGGCAATGCGAAAACGGGATTCAGTGCATCGAAGTTAATCACGCTACCCAACGGTGAACCGGGCGATGAGGAAAAGCGGAAAGTCACCCGGATGTTTGAGAACACGTTCTCCGGTGCGGATGGTAAGAAGTTCATGCTTTCTTTCGTGCAGAATGCGGAGCGGAAGCCCATCGTGGATGACCTCGGCGCATCCGACCTGACGAAAGAGGACTTTAGCAGGGTGGATGCCATGATCCAGCAAAATATCTATGCAGGACATCAAATTACATCCCCATCATTGTTTGGCATCGCAGAGCCGGGCAAGTTAGGCACCCGGACTGAATTACGGGATGCCTACGAAATTTTCAAGAACACCTATGTGAACGATCGGCAGATCGGGGTTGAATCCGTGTTCAACTACCTGCTCACATTCTTTGGAGGTGGTGATCCGCTGAAGATTACACCGGTGGAACCGATCGGTTATGAGTTCAGCGAGGCAACCATTGCCAGCGTAATGACACGCGACGAAATCCGCGAAAAATTAGGACTGCCAACCGAGGCCGATGCAACGGTGGATGCAGCACCCGGCACAGAGCAGGGGCAGACCACCGAGGCCCTTGTGAATGAGAACGTAAAGAATCTCACCGGCAGACAGCACCAGCAACTACTGCGCATCATTAGGCAATTCCAGAAAGGGCAAATAACCCGTGACATCGCCACCACGCTACTGCGCACATCCTTAGGGCTAACAGAGGCCGATATCGACGTAATGCTGGCCATCGACAACCAGCCGGCACAATTCAACGAGCAGGCGGTTGATGTCGACAAGGAAATGGAGGTTTTCGCGGAGTACGGAGAGAAAAAAGAAAAGTTCACCGTTCACCAATCCAAGGCGGTTAATTTTTCAGCGTTTGATTCGTTCTACGACTTCCGGGATATTCAAATCCTTGAAATTCTAAAAGCCCAACCGCTGACACCACCGGCAGACATCGCGAAGGCACTGCGACTGAAACCCATCGATGTAGTGGAGCGGTTGGGGGTTCTACAAGACCTCGGCATTATTGAACTGGATGCTGACAAGGTAGGCTACAAGGTTACCGGCTCCGTTCGTGATCTCATTAAAGAAATGGGAGGCGATAACGAGGCGGAGAAAAAGAAGGCCAAAGCAGCACAGAAAAAAGCCACTACGGTAGAGTTCGACATTCGTTATTCCTACGAATGGAAGAAGATCGTGCCATCCGGTGAGCGCAATTCTCCCGAGCATCCATCCCGGCCATTCTGTATTAAACTACTTGACCTCGATCGGCTCTACACCCGTGCCGAAATCGAGAGCATCTCCCGCCGGTTGGGGTATGACGTGTTCACCCGTGGCGGTGGATGGTGGGGCAAGTCACCGACCTGTCGACACACATGGCAAAGTAACATAGTAGTCAAAAAAGAAAAGTAACATGAGCAACGTACTATTTATATCGGTTAATGATATCAAGCTACGCACCGGCTTAACGGCCAATGTGGAGGAGAAACTGGTCCTGCCGGAAATCTATACAGCGCAGGATATGTATATCCTACCTGCCTTGGGAACGGCACTATACAACCGACTGCTGGCCGGCATTGTGGCATCGAATTTGACCTCCACAGAACAAGCCCTGATTGATACATACATCACGCCATCGCTGGTTTTCTACGTCATGGCGGAGCTGCCGATGGGCTTATCGTACCAGTTCTACAACAAAGGGGTTATCCGCAAATCAGACAACAACGCCACAGAGCCGAGTGCGCAGGAGCTGATTGAGGTAGCGAATAAATACCGAGGCCGTGCTGAATTTTATAAGGAACGGCTGGTGCGGTATCTAAAGGAAGAGAGCGGGCGGAACACCTTCCCGGAATACAACAATCCCGGCAACCGGTACGACACGATTATTCCAGACCGCGATGCCTACCGTACCACGGTATGGCTGGGCGATACGGATAGGTGCTGTGTGGGTATGACGCTGGCGGAGAAATTCCAAGGAAACATTAACTATTGCTGCGGTGAAGGCAAGTAAACAACGAGGCCCGGCAGACCGCAACGTGCGGAAGCTGGAGAAATTTCTAAAAAAGAAACATGACACTAAACCAACTGATCGACAGCATACAGGAGCTGGGCGACAAGCACAACATAATACAGAAAACCTTCCGAGGTAGTATCCTTGACTTTTTAAGCACGGAGAATCTTTACCCGGGGTTCTGTTTCGACATGACCAACGCAGCCATAAACGGGGCGGAGCTGTCGGTATCGTTTGAGTTCTGGTTTTTGGATCGTGTGGCGCAGGACCAGACGAATGAGATGGATGTGTTATCTGATCAACTACAGATCGCGCAGGACATCATAGCACAGATGAGGTATCCGGGATGGGAGTACGAGATAGCGGACAATATCCCTATCACGTTTTTCGTCGAGGAAACAGGCGATGTTTTGGCTGGCGTGCGGTGTGACGTAACGGTTAATTTAGGCTATATATCTGATAGGTGCGCTGTTCCTTCGACAGAAACCTATCCGTAAATTTTTGACATGGCGAATAAGAGAATAAGCGAACTTTCATCACGGGTACCATCGGCTTCCGATTTAATGCTGGTGGGCGATCCTACAACAGGCTATTCATACAAATGCCTCGTTTCACAGGTTGGCGGGGTGACATCCGTTTTCGGAAGAACGGGAGCAGTAACAGCGCAGGAGGGTGACTACTCGCTTGATCAGCTTTCAGGGGTTACCATCACATCCCCGGCAAGCGGTGACATCCTAACATATAACGGAAGCAGTTGGGTAAACGGTGCGGGCGGATTCGTTCCCTACACAGGCGCAAATCAAAATGTAAACTTAGGCGAATACGGCATCCGCTCCGGCTGGTATCAATTCGACTTAACGCCGACCGGAACACCTACTACTGCAAGTACAATGTATTGGGATGATTCGTTTAAAACGGTCGCGCTGGTCATGAATGGCACAACGCAGGAGATAGGTCACGACCAATTTTATCACGTCAAAAACAGCAGCGGCACTACCATTCCAAAAGGCACAGCGGTAGGGTTTGCGGGAACGGATGGCAGTAGCGGGCATCTGCTTATAACTCCATTCATCGCAAACGGAACAACACCCTCCAGCAACTTCATGGGCGTAACGGCTGAGGCCATCACGAACGGAAGTTTCGGCAAGGTTCAGAATTTCGGTCGGCTCGATGGCATCGACACATCCGCATTCGCAGAGGGTGATGTTTTGTATGTGTCCACCACCACGGCCGGAGCCTTTCAAACCACCATTCCCGTAGCACCAAACAACATTATACAGGTCGCAGCGGTGGTAAGTGATTCTAACAACGGTAAGCTACTGATCAGGCCGACATTGGGGAGCAAACTAACCAGCGATGAATCAGTTAGAATCACCTCGGTAGCCAACGGGAATGTCTTGCAATACAATTCATCCCTTGCGGTATGGCAGAATGTCGCACCCTCATCCTTAGCGGTGAGTAACATCTACACAGCAGACGGCACGCTCACAGGGAATAGAACGGTGACGATGGGAGGGAATAGTTTGACCTTCACAGGAACAGGCTATTCAATTCTTTACGCTGAAACAACGGGTGCAAGTGGAGCGGGTTATTTTGTAACAAAATATGGAACTGCCTTAGGTTATTTA